TCAGGACAGCCGCAATGCTACGAAGAAAGAGCGGATGGACCTGAGCAAGAAGACCGACAAGGAGCTTCGCGACCAGATCAACCGCGAGCTTTTGGAACGGCAGTACAACGATCTGTTTGCCAAGGAGTCGGTGTCTAAAGGCCGCCGCTATCTTTCCGATGTGCTTGACAACGCTGGAACGGTTTTGGCTGTCGGCAGCTCGGCTCTGAGCATTGCTCTCGCAATTCAGCAGTTGCAGAAGAAGGCGGGGTAATACTGAATGGCCCTGTCGAATACTGCTGTTCCCCGGTATTACGGAAAGTTTCGTGAAGCGGTGATTCGTGGTGAGATCCCTGTCTGCAAAGAGATTTCGATGGAGATGAACCGGATCGACGATCTGATCGCAAATCCAGGAATCTATTACGATGATAAAGCTGTTGAGGGCTGGATCAAGTATTGCGAGGCAGAGATGACCCTGACGGATGGTTCCGATCTTCACCTCCTTGACAGCTTCAAGCTGTGGGGCGAGCAGGTATTCGGCTGGTATTACTTCGTTGAGCGCACGGTCTATGAGCCGAACGCGGACGGACGAGGCGGGCACTATGTCAAGAAGATGATCAAGAAGCGGCTTGTGAACAAGCAATACCTGATCGTTGGACGAGGCGCCGCTAAGTCGATCTATGATTCGTGCATCCAATCATTCTTTGAGAATGTGGACACAAGTACGACCCATCAGATCACGACGGCTCCAACCATGAAACTTGCCGAAGAGGTCATGTCACCGATCCGCACCGCCATCACAAGAGCCCGCGGCCCCGTATTCCAATTTCTGACCCAAGGCTCACTTCAGAACACGACCGGTTCGCAGGCCAACCGCGTCAAGTTGGCCTCGACCAAGAAAGGCATTGAGAACTTTCTGACCGGCTCTCTTATTGAGATCCGCCCCATGTCAATCAACAAGCTGCAAGGTCTTCGATGCAAGATCGCAACCGTAGACGAGTGGCTATCCGGCGACATTCGCGAGGATGTTATCGGCGCTATCGAGCAGGGCGCTTCCAAGGTGGACGACTATCTGATCGTGGCCACCAGTTCGGAGGGTACTGTTCGTAATGGCGCCGGCGATACCATCAAAATGGAGCTTATGAGCATTCTCAAAGGGGATTATCCAAACCCGCATGTTTCGATCTGGTGGTACAAGCTCGACTCTGTCGACGAGGTCGGCTATCCGGAGATGTGGATGAAGGCAAACCCGAACATCGGAAAGACGGTAAGTTACGAGACTTATCAGCTTGATGTGGAACGCGCCGAGAAAGCGCCTGCCGCAAGGAATGATATTCTTGCCAAGCGTTTCGGACTGCCGATGGAGGGTTATACCTATTACTTCACCTACGAAGAGACACTGCCGCATCGCAAACGCGATTACTGGCAGATGGCCTGCGCGCTTGGCGGAGACCTTTCTCAGGGTGACGACTTCTGTTCGTTCACCTTTTTGTTCCCGCTGCGTAATGGTTCCTTTGGTGTGAAGACCAGAAACTACATTACTTCCAGAACGCTGAATAAGCTGCCCGCTGCTATGCGTAATAAGTATGAGCAGTTTATGGATGAGGGCAGTCTTGTCGTTTTGGATGGAACGGTTCTGGACCCTATGCAGGTCTATGAGGACTTGGACGAGTACATCGTTGCGTGTGGGTATGATGTCCGCTGCTTTGGCTATGACCCATACAACGCCAAGGAGTTTGTGGAACGCTGGGCGGCTGAGAACGGCCCGTTCGGCATTGAGAAAGTCATTCAGGGCGCGAAGACGGAGTCCGTTCCATTGGGTGAGCTGAAGAAGCTGGCCGAAGACCGGATGCTCCTCTTTGACGAAGAGCTGATGACCTATGCCATGGGCAACTGCATCGCCATGGAAGATACCAACGGAAACCGGAAGCTGATGAAGAAGCGGTACGAGCAGAAAATCGACGCTGTGTCGGCTATGATGGATGCCTATATCGCTTACAAGCGGAATCCGGAAGCATTTGAATAAGAAATGAGGTGGAACATGGATTTTTACAACAAGCCATCTCCGGCCTTGTTTCTGATGCATTACGGTGTAAAAGGAATGAAGTGGGGTGTCAGGCGCACACCAGAAGAGTTGGGTCATAAGCCGAAGCAAATGGTTGAAAAAACCACAGAACCCGGTATAATAAAAACAACTGTTTATGGGCATAGCGCCACCCCAAAGCAAGCTGCCCCGAATTCTATCGCAGATCATGTTCGAGATGACGGAAAGGTCGATGTACGCAGTTTTTACGATGAAGATGGTTGGAAAGCAAAAGACATTCATTTGAGCAACCACGGAAATCCGAAGCATCATTCTTTTGGCGAACATGGGGAGCACATTGATCTCTATGAGTGGAATGAGGATGGCAGTGTGAAACGCATTGAACGGCGTGAACTAACAGATGATGAGAGAAAGGAGAATGAAGACATTCTATGACTTTGAATGAATTGAAAGCCGCTATTTTGGAGAATGGAACGGGCATCTACTTTGAGTTTAACGGAAAAAAGTGTGGTGTTGAGCCTGAAGTTCAGAATTCCGTATTTACATTTACCATGTGGTATGGAGACAGCTTTAAGGACTATTCCGATTTCGATGAATTGCTGCTTGATGGTTTCTTTGATGGCAAGTCGATTGTCGATCTTCTTGACATCATCGAACCGAGTCTCTATTGAATTCAAAATGGAGAGCTAAATCATTTACAATGCTCCGCAGACTTTGAACGGTCTGCGGAATTTTTTATGCCATGAAGGAGGTGATGAGTTCCGAATGGAAATGACAGTTGCCACGCGGCTAAAGCACGCATGGAATACATTCATGAACCGAGATTCTTATGTTTCTCGGATGTCGATTGGGCCGAGTTACGGTTATCGCCCCGACCGTCCACTCTTCAGCCGTGGAAATGAGCGTTCGATCATTACCTCGGTCTATAACCGTATTGCGCTGGATGTCTCATCTATGACCGTTCAGCATGTGCGACTGGATGGCAGCGACCGATTCAAGGAGGTCATCGAGAGTGGGCTTAATAACTGTTTAACGGTAGAAGCCAATGTTGACCAGACCGGAAGGGCTTTTATGCAGGACATTGTTATGTCGATGCTGGACGAGGGCTGCGTTGCTATCATCCCTGTCGATACAAACTTTGATCCTGAGAAAACCGGCGGCATTGACATCGAGACGATGCGGACCGGCAAGATTCTTGAATGGTTCCCGCAGCATGTAAAGGTTCGCGTCTACAATGACCAGCGCGGTGAGAAAGAGGATATTCTTGTTCCCAAGAGTACCGTCGGCATTGTGGAGAATCCTTTCTATGCTGTCATGAATGAACCGAACTCTACGATGCAGCGGCTTATCCGAAAGCTGAACCTGCTGGACGCCATTGACGAGCAGAACAGTTCCGGAAAGCTGAACCTCATCATTCAGTTGCCGTATGTCATCAAGACAGAAGCACGTCGTCAACAGGCGGAATTGCGCCGACAAGATATCGAGAACCAGTTAGCCAGCTCAAAATACGGTGTTGCATACACTGACGGAACTGAGCATGTGGTCCAACTGAATCGCCCCGTCGAGAACAACCTGATGTCCCAGATCGAATACCTGACGAGTATGCTTTACAGCCAGTTAGGTTTGACCCAGGGCATTCTGGATGGCTCTGCCGACGATAAGACGATGCAGAACTACCTGACTCGAATCGTTGAGCCAATCCTCTCTGCCATTGTTGATGAGATCAAGAGGAAATTCCTCACCAAAACTGCTCGGTCGCAAAAGCAGTCCATCCTGTTCTTCCGAGATCCCTTCAAGCTGGTGCCTGTCGATAAGATCGCTGAGATGACTGACAAGTTCACCCGCAACGAGGTTATGACCTCGAATGAGATCCGGCAGAAGATCGGCATGAAGCCTTCTTCCGACCCAAAGGCGGACGAGCTGCGCAACAGCAATCTGAGCGCACCGGCGGAAAGCACGCCGGCATCAACACCGAAGGAGGACAACAATCAAAATGGAGAAGAAACTTAAGTACGACTTCAGCGGCTGGGCGACGCGCAATGACCTTGTGTGCAGTGATGGCCGCACCATTCGCCGTGATGCGTTTGCGCATTGCGACGGAATGACCGTACCCCTCGTATGGAATCACCAGCATGACGACCCGACCAATATTCTGGGCCATGCGCTGCTGGAAAACCGCGAGGATGGCGTTTACGCTTACTGCACATTCAACGAAACTGCTGCCGGTAAGGCTGCTAAGCTGATCGTGCAGCATGGAGATGTGGATTCCCTGTCCATCTATGCCAACGGCCTGAAGCAGCAGGGCGGAAATGTGATGCATGGTGACATCAAGGAGCTGAGCCTTGTGGTCGCCGGTGCAAATCCCGGAGCATTCATCGACTTTGTCGATCTTGCTCATGGAGAGGGCGCTGAGCAGGAAGTTATCTTCTGTGCCAACGAACCTATCACGCTCGCCCATGCAGATGAAGGCAAAGCTGATGACGGCAAGAAGTCCGCTGATGGCGACAAGAAAGACACCGGAGACGGCGACACCGTTGAAGATGTCATCAACAGCCTGACCGAAAAGCAGAAGACCGTTGTGGTTGCTCTGCTCGCCAATGCTATGGCCCACAGCGATGATGGCGAAGAGAAGAAGGACGACGGCCACATCGAACATTCTGACAAATCCGAAGGAGGAGACAAGACTATGAAACACAATGTTTTCGAGAAGCCTGAGGACAATCAGGCGACCACCCTGAGCCATTCCGCTCAGACTGAGATCATCGCCAACGCCAAGCTCAAGAGCGTCGGCACTCTTCAGGGGGCTATGAAGCTCTACGCCGAGCAGCATAACGATACTCTGAAGCACGGTATCGACGACATCGAGGCCCTGTTCCCCGAGTATAAGGATCTGCGCACCGGCGCTCCTGAGCTCATCACCCGTGACCAGGGCTGGGTCAATGTGGTCATGAACAAGGTCCACAAGAGCCCTATCAGCCGTATCCGTACCCGCAACATGGATGCCCGCGGCGATGATATCCGCGCGCATGGTTACCAGAAGGGCAAGAAGAAGGTTCCTTCCGGCAACATGAAGCTGATGAAGCGCACCACCGATCCGCAGACCATCTACATCACTGACTCCATGCACCGCGATGACATCATCGACATCACCGATTTCGATGTGGTCGAGTACCAGTACGGTGTGATGCGTCAGACTCTGCTGGAAGAGGTCGCTACCGCTATCCTGATCGGTGACGGTCGCGATGAAGCGGATGAGCACAAGATCTCTGAGGAGCATGTCCGTTCTATCTGGAATGACGACGATCTCTACACCATCCACTATGATGTGGACATCGAGGCTGCCCGCAACGAGCTTCAGGGTACCGGCACCGCTTCCCGTTTCGGCGAGAACTACATCTACGCCGAGGCGATCATCACGGCTGCCCTTTACTCCCGCGAGAAGTTCAAGGGCACCGGCACTCCCGACTTCTTCTGCACGCCGCATCTGGTGAATGTGATGCTGCTGGCCCGCGACACCAACGGTCGCCGCATCTACAACTCCAAGGCTGATCTGGCTGCCGCGCTGAACATCAACGAGCTGCACACTGCTGAGCAGTTCGAGGGTCTGGCCCGCACCGACAAGACCGGCAAGAAGCATAACCTGCTTGGTATCTTCGTCAACCTGAGCGACTACACCGTCGGCTCCACCAAGGGCGGCGAGATCACCCGCTTCAACCAGTTCGACATCGACTTCAACCAGGAGAAGTACCTGATCGAGACTCGTCTGTCCGGCGCGCTGACCAGACTGTGGTCTGCTATCGCACTGGAAGAGCCCGTGAAGGCCTCTTCCGGCCAGACCGAGGATACCGGTCACGACGGCACCTAAGGGAGAAAATTCAAAATGGCAAAATTTTACGGACCGGTAGGCTATGCTGAAACGGTGGAAACGGCGCCTGGTGTATATGTGGAAAAGATCACGGAGCGGATGTACTTCGGAGACTTGACCCGTAACACCAGGCGTCTTCAGTCATCGGAAACGCTCAATGACGACATCAATGTTGCGAATGAGATCAGCATAGTCGCCGATCCGTTTGCCAACCAGAATTTCCACCGAATGCGGTATGTTGGCTTTATGGGGGCAAATTGGAAAATCTCCAATGTTGAAGTCCATTATCCAAGATTGATCCTGACGATCGGAGGTGTCTACAATGGAGAGACTGCTTCTTCAGAAGACGCTATCTGACATTCTTGGATGCCCGGACCGAGGCGAAAAGTGCCGTGTGTACTTTCAGCCTCCTGCCGGCAAGGAAATGATTTATGACTGCATCGTTTACGAGCGCAGCCGTATTGACCCTACTTTTGCTGACAATCAGCCCTATGCGCTTCACGACCGGTATCAGGTGACTGTGATTTACAGAAATCCTGACAGCGAGATCCCAAGCAAGATCGCGCTTCTTCCGATGTGCAGCCATGAACGCCACTATACCAAAGAAAACCTGAACCATGATGTGTTCAACCTATATTTCTAACCTTACAAGGAGGAAACAGCTATGAAGATCAAATGGGATGAAGTCGGCAAGCGTCTGTATGAGACCGGCGTCGACCACGGCGTCCTGTTCCCGATGGGCGAGGACAATGCATACGGCAAAGGTGTTCCCTGGTACGGCCTGAGCGCCGTTAACGAGAGCCCCTCCGGCGGCGAGCCTAATGCCGTATGGGCGGACAACATCAAGTACCTGAACCTGATGAGTGCCGAGGATTTCGGCGCCACCATCGAGGCTTACACCTATCCCGATGAGTTCGAGGCCTGCAACGGCTGCGCTGAGATCGCCCCGGGTGTCACCATCGCCCAGCAGGATCGCAAGATGTTCGGCTTCTGCTATCGCACGCTGATCGGCAACGATACGGTTGGTACGAACTATGGCTACAAGCTCCATCTGGTGTACGGTGCGCAGGCTTCTCCCTCTGAGAAGAACAACCAGACCGTGAACGACAGCCCCGAGGCTGCTACCATGAGCTGGGAGATCAGCACCACGCCTGTGGATGTTCCCAATTTCAAGCCGACCGCGCATCTGGTCATCGACTCCACCAAGACCGACAAGGCCAAGCTCGCGAAGCTGGAGGAGATGCTGTACGGCACCGATGGCGACCAGGCCACCGAACCCACGCTTCCGATGCCCGAGAAGGTCATCGAGCTGACGAAGGCTGCCGGCTGATCCACGGTACAAGAACTTCTAAAGCGGGGCTCTCTTCACCGAGGGCTCCGCTTTCTTTAATTTTTGAAAGGAGAAAGCATCATGCTTAAGAAAACCATCGCTTATACCGACTACAACGGTACCACTCGCAAGGAGGATTTTTACTTCAACCTGACACAGGCTGAGGTGACTGAACTGGAGGTCTCTGTTGAGGGAGGCCTGGTCGAAATGATCAACCGCATCGTTGCCGCGCAGAATGGCAAGGTCATCATCGAGACCTTCAAGGACATCATTCTGCGCGCTTACGGTGAGAAGTCTCCGGATGGCCGTCGATTCATCAAGAACCAGGAAGTCCGCGATGCCTTCGCTCAGACCGAGGCGTACAGCAACCTGTTCATGGAGCTGGCAACCGACGCTAAGGCTGCGAGCGAGTTCGTCAACGGCATCGTTCCTCCCAAGACGGAAAAGGCAGCCCCGGCCGATCAGAGTGCCGAAGCTCCCGCTGTTCCTGAAAACTGATGATAATGAGGACCGGCGATGCTGAAGATCACAGTGCCGGCTACCGAATTGTTTGACGGGGTCGGAAACTTTATCAACACCAAGGAGCAGACGCTCCAGTTGGAGCATTCGCTGGTCTCTCTTTCAAAATGGGAAGCCAAATGGCACAAGCCTTACTTGTCCCGCAAGGCGATGACCATAGAAGAGACGATCGACTACATCCGGTGCATGACACTGACACAGAATGTCGACCCGAATGTGTATAAAGCGATCACTCCATCAAATTTGAAGACGGTCACGGAATACATTGACGCTCCGATGACCGCCACGACCATCTCCAATGCAAAGAAAAAGGGTGGAAGCCGTAAAATCGTCACGGCAGAGGTCATTTATTATTGGATGATCTCCTACGGTATCCCGTTTGAGTGCCAGAAATGGCATCTGAACCGACTGCTGACCCTTATCAATGTGTGTAATGTGGAGGGGTCGCCGCCTCAGAAGCTTTCGAGAGCGGAGGTTGCCGCGCAGTATAAAGCGCTGAACGCTGCCCGACGGAAGCAGTGGAATACAAGGGGGTAACACCATGACAGAACGGCAGATTTTTGCCTTTCTGAAAAGTCAGGGACTCAGCGATGCTGGTGCTGCCGGCGCTATGGGAAATATGTTTGCAGAGAGCGGGCTGAACAGTCGGAACCTGCAAAACTCCTATGAAAAGAAGCTGGGCTATACTGACGCTTCTTATACCAAGGCTGTGGATAACGGCAGTTATCGTAATTTTGTTTTTGATAAAGCCGGCTACGGCCTTTGCCAATGGACTTACTCGACAAGGAAGGCGGCGCTGTTGGCGTTTGCTAAGACTTGCGGTACCTCCATCGGTGATGCGGAAATGCAGCTTAAGTTCTTCATGAAGGAGCTTCGTGAGGGATATCCGGCTGTTCTTTCTGTGCTGAAAACTTCCACAATGGTACGCGAAGCATCTGACGAGGTTCTTCTCAAGTTTGAACGGCCTGCTGACCAGAGTGAGGCTGTGAGAGCAAAGAGAGCTTCCTATGGACAAGCGTACTACAACACTCTGACCGGAAAGGAGACAACTATGTTTACCAATAGTCCGCTGGTGTCTTACACCAGGATCTCACCGAATAAAACGCCAAATAGAAACCACGCTATCGACACGGTTACGATCCATTGCATCGTTGGACAGTGGACTGCGAAGCAGGGATGCGATTATTTCGCTACCACGAACCGTAAGTGTTCTGCCAACTATGTGGTCGGAAAAGACGGCTCAATCGGCCTGTCCGTTGAGGAGAAAGACCGTTCCTGGTGCTCTTCCTCTGCAAGCAATGACAACCGTGCCATTACCATTGAAGTGGCAAGCGACACCACCCACCCTTACAAGGTAACGGATGCAGCCTATCAGGCTTTGATTACCTTGCTTGCCGATATTTGCAAGCGAAACGGGATTAAGTCACTGAGATGGAAAGCAGACAAGTCCCTCATCGGAAAGGTGGAGCAGCAGAACATGACGGTTCACCGCTGGTTTGCGCCTAAGGCCTGCCCCGGTGACTATCTCTACAACCTTCATGGTCAGATCGCCGCTGAGGTCAACAAGCGTCTCGGCGTTTCCGGCAGCACTGCACCGGTCGTCACCCCCTCAAAGAGCACCACGCCATACCGTGTCAGAGTGAAGATCAAGAACCTTAACATCCGTAAAGGTCCCGGCACGCAGAATGCGTCTAACGGCTTTATTGCTCCTGGAGTTTATACTATCGTAAGCGAGAGCAAGGGGTCCGGCGCCTCGATGTGGGGCAAGCTGAAATCCGGAGCCGGCTGGATCTCGCTGGACTACTGCGAAAAGCTGTAAAAGGAGAAAAACATGATTACGTTCAGACAAAAGGGCGACTTCTCCAAGCTGACGAGGTTTTTGGAGAGAGCCAAAGAAACGGTGCATCTCGGAGACCTTGATCAGTATGGCCGAGCCGGAGTGGCCGCTCTTGCGTCTGCAACGCCTGTTGACTCTGGAGAAACGGCTAAATCGTGGTATTACGAGATCACGAACAAGAAGGGTTTTGTGAGTATCTCGTTTCACAATTCCAATATTCAAAATGGAGTTCCAATCGCCATCATTTTGCAGTATGGACATGGAACTGGAACCGGCGGCTGGGTAGCGGGAAGTGATTACATCAATCCTGCTATCCGGCCTATTTTTGATCAAATCGCAAATGACGCATGGAAGGAGGTCACGAAGACATGAGCACAACGATCGACGAGAGAGTTGTTGAAATGCGATTCGACAACCGTCAATTCGAGGCGGGTGTGAAGACAAGTTTGTCCACGCTCGACAAACTCAAAGAGGGTTTGGATCTGGACGGTGCGGCTAAAGGTCTGAAGGGCCTTAGCGACGCAGCTAAAAAGTGCGACCTTTCGACCCTTAGCAATTCCGTCGAGACTGTTCGGATGAAATTCTCGGCGCTCGAAGTCATGGCAGTGACCGCCCTTTCAAACATTACCAACTCGGTCATCAATACCGGAAAACGGATGATCGAATCGTTTACATTGGAGCCTGTCAAGCAGGGCTTTGACGAATACGAGCTTAAGATGGGCTCTATTCAGACGATCATGATGAGCACCGGCGCATCGCTGGAGGAGGTCAACAAGTATCTTCAGGAGCTGAACACCTATTCCGATAAGACAATTTACTCTTTCCAGGATATGACCTCCAATATCGGTAAGTTCACGAATGCCGGCGTCGGCCTTGAAGATGCTGTTATGGCTATCCAGGGCG